TAAATAGTGATTGGTTAAAACAATTAACAATCAAAGAAGCAAGTAAGCATTGGAATCAAGATGTATTGGATAGATTACAAAAAATTATTCAACCACATTATCTTGGTGTTGATAGAGTTAATATAAGAAAAGATTATAAAGACAAAACAGTTGTGTTCAATCATAGAGGTGCTGGATATACTGGTTGGGAATGGTTTGTAAAAGTGTGTGATGAAATATGGGAACAAAGACAAGACTTTAAAGTATACACTACACTAACACAAGTTGATAGGCCGTGGAATGAAAGAGTTAAATGTGAAAGTCGTGATGAGTATATGGATTTCTTATCTACTATGAAATTCGGTGTGGGTACATTCCAAACATATTCAGCTTGGAGTATATCAACAACTGATGGGTTCTCTGTTGGTGTCCCTTACTTGTTACCAAACAAACTTTGTTATCCTGAGATGACAAGTGTTGCTAAAAATCCATATCCTTATTTGTATGATGATAGAAATGATTTTATCAAAAAATTTAATGAGATGTTAGATAATCCTATTTCATATGACACAAGTGATTTAGCAGACAATATGATTTGGGAAGAACGAATATCTAATTGGTTTGGTGGTTGGAAAGATGTATTTAATTTAGAATCAGTTAGTGAAACAGAAAGTGTTTTAAAAATAAAAGACTTTATTAAAGACAAAGGTTTTGTAACTAAAAAAAACATATTAGATTATCTTGGTTGGGGTGTTAGAATTAAATTCAGTCCTTACAGAAATGCTTTGAGAAAATATAAAGAAATTAAATTTACCAAATATGGTTATGAATGGATAGGAGAATAAATGAAAAAATTATCAGCAGAACAAATACAACAAAATTGGAATACATTAATAGATGTTATCAATGCACATATTGGTGATGATAGAAGAGATGATTTGTTAAAAATGTATGACGACTTCAAAGATAGAATGATGTTTGCACCAGCGAGTGCTAAGGGACATTTTCACAATGCGATGCCTGGTGGATATGTTGAACATGTTCTTCACATCGTAAGTCACTCACTTGAGATTAAACAAATGTGGGAAAAGAATGGAGCAGACATAAACTTTACAGACGAAGAGTTAGTGTTTGCAGCTCTACATCACGACTTAGGTAAGGTTGGTGATTTAGAAAATGATTATTACATTCCACAAACATCGGATTGGCATAGAAAGAACCGTGATGAGATTTACACTCATAATCCATCACTTCAATATATGAAAGTGCCTGATAGAGCATTGTGGTTACTTCAACACTATGGTGTTAAGGTTACGGATAAAGAATACATTGGAATTAAATTAACAGATGGTATGTATGATGAAGCTAACAAAGCTTATTTGATGTCTTATAATCCTGACTTTGGACTTCGTTCTAACATGCCTCACATCTTACATCAAGCTGATATGATGTCAACATATATTGAATCAGATGAATGGAAAAGAGGAACTGAAAATGGAGAACCAATGAATACAAAAGTTCCAAAAACAAAAGATGAACAAAAACAAGTAGACAATCTCAAATCTAAATTTGATGAGTTGTTTGCGAGTTAGGAGATGACTATGTGGTTAATACTTACAATAATATTCTTTTTAATTAGTGTAGTTACATCTACATTATTATTTTATTCATTGAAAAGAATAACACAATACGAAGAATTTATTTTACAGATTCAACAAGTGATTAAATTCTCAACAGACAAAATGAAACTTGTTGATGCTAAAGGACATTATGAATCAGATGATGAGACTGGTTTTTTCTTTGAACAACTAAAACAAATTCAATTATCCTTAGATGGAATATTTGAAGAGGAGACAACAAATGCCAAAAAAGAAAACTAATGATGTAAAAGCAGAGATTAAAAAAATAGTAAAAAAGAAAAAACGAAAAGTTTATTTCGGACAAGAAGTTCAAGACGCAGTTGTTGATTATAATTCATCTACAAATGATGAAGAAAGAAATAGAATATATCAAACAAGAATACACGCAGCTTTTGATAAGTTAGCTGAGAACATAATTAATACATTTAAATTTACTTATTTTGATTATGGGTTTGAAGATATTAAACACGAAGTTGTTGCATTTATGGTAATGAATATGCATAAATATGACCACACAAAAGGTTCAAAGGCATTTAGTTATTTTTCAGTTGTGGCTAAGAACTATTTAATTCTCCACAATAATAACAATTATAAAAAATTAAAAAGTCACGATAAAATGGATGCATTAGATAGACAACATCGAGCGAGTGGTTTTAATGAATCAGATTACATCACATTAACAGATGAGATTGTTGAATACTTTGACCAAAACCTAAACACTATTTTTAAAAAAGATAGAGATTTAAAAATTGGATACGCTATTATAGACTTAATAAAACAAAGAGAAGATATTGAAAACTTTAATAAGAAAGCTATTTATATCTTAATAAGAGAAATGACTGATGTAGAAACTACACATATAACATCAGTTGTTAATGTTTTAAAAAAACACTACAAAAAATTGTTAAATAAATATTATAACAATGGTTCAATATTATTTAACTCTTCAAGTTCATTCTTTTAAATACTAAACCCTCTTAAATGAGGGTTTTTTATTTCAGACAATTTCTTACAAATTTAATATTTATATATGAATAAGTACATTCAGAGGAGATTGTATGTCAAATGAAAAAGAAATATTTGAGGGTAAAACCTTTCAAGATTTAACAAAAGATATTTACGAAAACACTACAAAGCGTAAAGTTCAAATTGATTTGTTAATATCAGAAATACATGGATTCATTACAACCATTGATGATGTGGTTATGGTAGCACCTATTATAAAAGAATATATGGATACGGCTGTTCGTAATGATGAACACTTGGTAAAACTTGCTGGTGTATTACAAAGAATCATTTCTAAATCACAAGGTGAGTCTGATGAATCAATGTTATTAAGTGATGATGAAAAGGCAGAACTAATGGGAACACTTCAAGACACTGTTGATGATTTACAAAAAGAAAGTGAAAAACTTGAAGGAATAAAAAATAAAACTATTTCATCAGGATATACGGAGAGTTAAATGGGTTCAACATTTACAACATTTTCAGGACAGAAAGTAAAAGGATTTATGGGTAAAGAATATTCTGTGCCTGTATATTTACAATTCGTACCTGGTTATTGTGTAGAAGTTGTACATTCAGAAGAGTCATTGGGTTATAAAGGACCATCTTCAATAAACTCTATTTATGCTGTATCACATGTACAAAGCACTACTGGAAAAAGACGACAACAATCCTATAGTGAAGATAATAGATATTTTCCACTTTTAAGAAATCACGGAGATGTACCTACAAAAGGTGACCCAATTTTACTTTGTACGATTGGTAAAATAAATTATTATTTAGGACCATTAAACACTATTAATAATAGTCCTACTTGGAATCCTGATTTGAATTATAAAAAAGAATTGACTATGGACAATTCAGATATACAAGAAAATACATCAAGGGGATTGAGGGGAGAGAGCCTTAATTTTAATAAAGAGGCTAAATATAGTAGATTACAAAAGATTAGAAATGAAGATTTAGATTATGGTACAACTATAAATGAAGTCACTGGTGATTATATAATTGAAGGTAGACATGGTAATAGTCTTCGTGTTGGGAGTAGAAATAATAATCCTTACCTTTTTATATCAAATGAGAGGAGTGTCACAAATAAGTTTGAGACTTTAGGTGATGGTAGCTTAATTACAATAACTTCAAATGGGACATTAGCAGAACATTTTCCAAGTTATATTGATGGTGTTATTGATAATGATATTGAATCAGAAACTTTTGGTGAGATTGATGGTGAAGAAAAAATTGGATTTAAATTATCTTCTGATGAAGTAGAAGAAAACACTATTCCAATAGGACAACTTTACTCGGGTTTAAATAATGGAGCTGATTCTCAAGAAGGAATTTATGGATATAATGGTAATCAATTATTACTACATTCAGATAGAGTTACTATAAATTCAAAACTTGATGATATTTTTATTTCATCAATTAAGCACATATACATTGGAGCTGGTGAACAATTATCAATAAGTGCACCTAAACATTTAAACACTGTATCAGATAATGTAAATATTGGTGACCCTAACAAAGAGGGAGTAACTATGGAGAGTATGGTTTTAGGTGATGCTTTATTAGAAGTTTTGACAGATACTTTAGATGCTCTAAGTAAAGCAGCTTCATTATTTTATGGTTCTCCATTACCATTAACAGATGGAACAGCCGCTCCATTATCTGCAAAAATAATACCAATACAACAAAAATTAAAACAAATATTAAGTACAAAACATAAAATAGAACAAGGGTAATTATGAAAAAGAAAAAAACAAATATCAAAACTATAATCAGACAAATCGTTAGAGAAGAAGTTGCGATGGCTATTAAAGAAGTCATTACTGAATTAAGACAACCAACTCAATCTCAACCACAAAAGAAAATAGTAGAGAAAAAATCATTCACAAAAAATTCAGTATTAAATGATGTGTTGAATGAAACAGCTCAAGATGATAGTTGGAAAACATTAGGTGGTAGTACTCTAACAACGGATAGAATTAATGATGTTGTTGGTGGGCAATATAGTGATATGATGAACTCAACACCACAGCAAGTTCCATCAAGTGACCCAATGGCACAATTTTTAAATAAAGATTATAGTGAAGTATTAAAAAAATCACAAGAAAAATCTAAGATGAGAAGATAATTATGGCTATAAAAAAATCAGGTTTAAAATGGGATTTAATGCAGGCTAAAGTAAAAGCTGCTCAAGATGTGGGAATAAAACCTCCAGATATAAAAAGAGATTCGTATTTGGAAAGAGAGGCTCACTATACATCTCGTGCTATTATTAAAGCTTTGAGGGAGGCTAACTTTACCATAACACAATTAAAAGCACCTGTGGTTGTTGAGGAGTTAGTAACACCTTCACAACCTGTTAATGTAAAATTAGATACATTGTTAGGTGAGTACCAACCTATTTTAAAAGTTTTAAGAAAAATAGGGGGACCAATTCCAGGAATAAATAAAGTAATAAGAAAGCTTGAACAAGAAATAGAAAAAGCTATAACACCTTTATTGGAGGGTGGGGCTGATATGGTTGGATTAGATTTAAGTAAACAAGAGGGTGGTTTACAATCTACTGGTTATGCCTTTATTGGTGAAGATCCTGATTCTCAAGGTGGGTTCAATGTTGATGATGAAGATGGGCAGAGAGACTTTACAACTATCAAATTATTAGACGAAGATGCTAGGAAAATTATATAATGGCTGTTAAAGATACATCAAGAAAACCATATATTCAAGATAATGATACTAATGTGAAAGTTGGTATTGATTTACCAATTCGTAGAGGTGATGGATTAGATGGATTTTCT